GCCGGTGGTGAAGGCAGCTGAAGAAGCAGAAAAGGTTTATGAAGAGCTATGTGAAGCAGAAAGCGAGCTTAACGAAGAAAATGTCGATAAGCTGCGACTGCAATATGAAAAAGTTGCTGACTCATGGACAAATGAGTGTACAAAATGGTATGATATATACTTAGATGAGATGTATCCGGAGAGTGATTTTTAATTTGCAGACATAAGGGAATCAATGACATTTGCTGTATATCATAAATTATCCGGGGAGAAAGGATTATATATGTGGTTATCAAGATATTTTGTGTATTTTATTATATTTAGCTGTATGGGCTGGATATATGAGAGCATCTACTGTACCATCAGAGCAAAAAAATGGGAAAACAGAGGCTTTCTCTATGGTCCGCTTTGTCCTATTTACGGAGCCGGAGGTGTCGCGATCACTGCGATAGCAGATTTCATTTCGGCTCACACGGATGCGACATTTACATGGTGGCAGATATTTCTTGTGGCATTTTTGGGAAGCATTGTCTTAGAATATGGCACATCGTGGGCGCTTGAGAAGCTGTTTCACGCATACTGGTGGGATTACAGCAGCATGCCGCTTAATATAAACGGCAGGGTGTGTTTTCCATATTCTGTAGGCTTTGGGGTGGCAGGACTTATAGTGGTGTATTTTATTGCACCATTTACGAAGTTCATCACAGGCTGGATGTCACCTATATGGTATGAGTTTTTCTCACTGCTTCTTATGGGCTTTTTAGCTGTAGACACTGCAATCACCGTGTCAGCGCTTACAGATTTCAGTAGGACAATAGTCAATCTGCAGAACAATTTCAACACCTATATGGATGAGGTTGTGGAAGAGGTTAAAGAGCGTAAGAAGGCGGCAGATGAAAGGTCGCAGGAGAGGTCACAGGAGCTTGCGGAGGCAGTCGAGGAGCGCAGAAAGAGAAAACGTATCAGAGCCAGTGCAGACCGCGTCATCGATTCAATGGGTGCTTTAAAGAAATCTGCGCTTAACCGAGCACAGGGCTTCAGAAATCCAAAGGTGGAGAACAGGTATCTCGAGACATTTACAGAGAGTCTGAAGGAACGCTTTAAAAGAGAACGTATAAAGAAAGTAAAGAAGGAAAAAGGCAGATAAATAACAAATAAAAATTTTTTAAAAAAATTCGTGAAGTAATAAGATAAATGCGAAATGAGTGATATAACTCACTTCGCATTTTTAATTTTTATAAGAAATTGATAAATGCGTTAGAGTGAATAATCACTCTGGCGCATTTATTTTTTTGCCTAAAAACAGAGGAGGTGGAGAGCAATGGCAACCAATAAGCGACCGAGAAAAGCGTACAAGCGCATCGGATTCGAGGACAGAAAGAAAATCGAAGCACTGAACGCACAGGGCAAAACAGTAGATGAGATGGCGATGGCAATCGGTGTCCACTCGGCTACCATGTACCGTGAACTCGCCAGAGGCGGAGAACCGTACAAGGCAGAGGTCGCACAGCATTCCATCTAACAGAGAGGAGCAAGTGGAATGGAAGAACTGGATATCAAAACTGCCATACAGATAGCAAAGATACTGGCAGCGGCCCCGGATGAAAGAATCCCCATGATACTGGATGTGTTCAGCAAGGCACAGGTTGACATCAACGGACTTGATGAACTGGCAGAATGGAGAGCACTGGACAAGCAGACCGCACTGATTGACACAGATGCCTTTGTGACAGAGCTGACCAAGGATAAGGAACTGGAGGACGGAGAATACCGCATCAGAGTTCCAGAGTTTAATCACTTCTGCAGTACAAAGGGAGTGAGTGCCAGATACGCAAGGAAACACCTGTACGAAAGCGGAATGCTCCGAAGCAGCACTGACAATGGCAAGATCAACTACACCTGCCCGGTGCAGGCAACAGATACCAAGAAAACAGAACGATGCGTATGCATCATACCTAAAAACTGAATACCGAAGAAACACACTGGCAAGCATCGACCAGAATAAAAACCGATAGGTAGGAGCGAGCCGCCGCAGTAAATCGCTTCGGCAGCAGGACATGAGCCTGCATGAATGGCTGTCGTAATTGGGGTAGGGAACGCAGACCCAAGTAAAACAACAACGGTTCGGAGGCAGATGAGAAACACGCAGAGAGAGAATACCGAGAGCATGGATGCGTGGGTGCGATTTAACACTCGGTAGCGGGGAATGAAAAAGACCGCACTGCAGGCGACTAGTACAGCTACCCCAAAGAATACTCAGGGAGCATGAACGGAACAGTTACTCTTCAAAGCCTTGGAGAACCTGTTCCATGCCAGACCCAAGAAGCCTAGAGAGCATAATGAGGTACTGGTAAAAGTCAAGTAAGTATAAAGGAGAGAGCATATGAAACAGCCAAAGAAACTGACAAGGAATCAGAAAGAGATACTGGTCAAGAAGGGAATGAACCCAGATGACTATATGCTCCATTCAGAGGATGAAAAAGAGATGATCCTCTACAACAGGAAGGAAAAGAGACTGGAAGCAGTCGAGAAGTAAGCAGGAGGTGCATGACGATTTGAAACTCAGTAGGAGACAGAAGCGAATTCTGAAAAGAAAGCTGAAGCGCATAGCAGGGGATGCAGTAGCGGTAATAGTGGGAGCGGGAATGTTTGTCGGATTATTTATCGCATGGGCAAACGAACCGATGCCGGACTGGAGCGAGTACATAGAGGAAAACCACATAGGCATGGTGCAGGTGGAAGGCTCGGACACATGGCTTACGCAGGAAGAATATGAACAGATGTGCAAAGAGCGTGACGCATACAAGGCAGCAGAGCAGGCAGAGGAACAATCCTACTACAACGCAATCCTCCAGAGCACTGAGACACCAGTACCGACAACGACCGCAGCAATCGGCAGTCTGGACTGGGATGCAGATGACTCCTACAGATTAGCGAAAATCGCCATGGCAGAAGCAGAGGGCGAGGACACCGAGGGCAAGGCACTGGTCATACTGGTAGTGCTGAACCGAGTATGGAGCGATGACTTCCCAGATACCATCGAGGGAGTGATCGCAGAGGATACCCAGTTCGCAGCATACGAAAATGGAAGATACGACAGAGTAGAACCGGACGCAGACTGCTACCAGGCACTGGAAATGGTGCAGGTAGAACACTGGAATGAGAGCCGGGGAGCGACATACTTCGAGAGAACCACGGATGAAACCACATGGCACAACACCACACTGAAAAAATTATTCACACACGGCAACCACACATTCTACACGGAAGAGTAAATGAACGGTCGCAGGAAGGGGAAGCAAGCATGGACAATATAACAATGTCGCTCGGAATTTACTTCGAGGTAAAGGACGCAGAGATATATGGTGGAGAAGGCACAGTCGGATATGCAGCAACGATTGTAGATATTTCACTCAGCGGATTACAGAAGGCTGATTTCAAGAAATACGCAGAGAGCCAGAAGGAAGGCATGGCGCAGTTCTGCCACGTCCCGGTTGAAAAGGTAAGAGTAATATCCAGAGACGAATACGAAGAAAACGCGGACTAACAGGAAGGAAGTAACCAACAATGAAAATGGCAATGAAGGACGGACAGATACTCATAAGAGAAGCAGACAATGTCCAGTTCACAATCATAAAGAGTTGGGGAAAGATGAAGTGGAGCAGGCAGACGCAGACACTAAGCGGACCGGCTGACATCGAACTGCTGAACAGACTGGCAGGACTGGTAAACTTGCCACCGTCCATCGAAGCAGAGCGAAAGAAGCTGAACGAAGTAATGGCAGCAGTCGACCGGGAACGCATGAACCCGAAGCCAGAGCCGCTCATCCCACCGCCAGTCAAAGTGTCGCCATTCACGCACCAGGTGCGAGGATACAACATGGCGCTTATGACATTCGGACTGGTAGACCCACCAAAACCAAAGGAGGCGGAGAAGTGATACATATCAAGGAAACGGAGATTATCCCACTTCTTAAGAACGCACAGGCGGAATACTCACAGAAGATAACTGAGGGAGATCCGAAAGATGCGGAGATGGCAGAAAGAATAGAGGAAGCACTCACACAGGCGATGGACATCGTGTACGACTACCAGAGCATGGCAGATGAGCATAAGCGGATGGTCGAAAAATACGAGACAGAAGCACCAGTAATAAAGAGAGGTATGGACTTTTACTGCTGCCCTGCCTGCGGAAAGAGAACCTCCAGAAATCATACGCACTGCCACTGATGCGGAAAGAAACTGGGGTGGTAAAGATGACAGATCGAGAAAAGAAAGAATTAATAGAAGCCAAGGAAACGATACTGCAGTTGTTCTTCGATGCGTATGAAAGAGCAATGAAGTACACAAAAGGCAATATCAACCTTTCACTCCGCATGGCAGCAATGCTCGTGTCAGCGATGGTTCACGACCAGACGGAAAGCAAGTCCTTTCAATTTTTGTGGCAAATGGGGAGGGATAACAAATGACGCAGAACAGAGATTACATATCCTGTCGCAACCCCGCAGCAACCAAGCAGCAGGAGGCAGGTTGGAACAGGATGGTGCGAGATTTGGAGCACCGCAAAGCAAAAGAAAATCACAGCCTGCAAATAAAAAGTCAAGGCTAAAATGAAAGAACTTTGAAAATTTTATACAGGTTGAAAATTAGACATCAAAACAAGACCACCACACCAGTGCTGGTCTGAAAGGTATAGTAGATAATTAAGATTCTGGAAGAGATGCAAGATATTCTTTCACTCGTCCATAGTAGATGCGTAGAAACTTGTTAGCACCGGCAGTCATATAGACATAATACGGTTTCTTTTGAGCCCGTTTTTTGTCTAAGAACTGATACACAGGATCATCTTGTGGATGTGTTTTGATTAAGACATCCATTACCTGAAATAGTGTTTTCCTGAGGTCAGAAGAACCTCGTTTTGAAGTTGGAACACTTTTCTGTTCATAAGAGCCGGATTCGTTAACACCAGGGTCTACACCGGCAAAAGCAGTAATGGCACCCTTGTGAGTGAAACGGGAAACATCACCAATCTCAGCCATCAGTTGAGGACCGAGTGACGTTCCAACCCCTTTCATTGCCATAACAACGGGATACTCCGGAAGCTTGGATGCAGTTTCGTTCATGAGAGTGCGTAGCGACTCAACAGTAATAGAAGCACTGTTAAGTTGGTCAACTGCCTGCTTGATAATAAGCTTTGTAATGTCATCCTTAGGAAGTACAGGAACAAGCTCCTTTGCTTTTCCATAGATTTCTTCAGCTTTTGACTTGCTGAAGTTGTACTTCTTGCGTTTGCACCAGTTTTCATAGTGATCAATAAAAGCGTTTATGGACATTTTACGGACACAGTCTACATGCCAGTATGTAGATGCAAAATCGACCCATTTCTGGCTGCCGTCACTACGTGCAGGACTGTCAAAATAAGTATTAACACCAGGATAGGTTTGGTCAAGGATGCCGATAAGGTTATTCTTCATAGCCGTCTTGTGCTTCATGTAAAAGCCAAACTGACGGTTCATGGTTTTGAGTTGATTGCGTAATTCATCCATAACGCTATACTGTTTCAGATTTTGCCACTTGTCAAGTGCATATCGGGCAATTTTAACAGAGTCAGCTTTATCTGTTTTGACTTTACGAAGGGAATCGTTATCAAAATCCTTGATAAGCTTTGGGTTAATGGCACTAACGAAAAGATTTGCTTCGGAAAGTTGATGGGCAAGGACTTCGTAATAGCGTCCGGTATGCTCCATTACAATTCGGGACTCACCTTCGATAGACTTGATAAGTTTTACAAGCGAATTGATGTCACTGGATGTGTGTTTAATTTCAAAGGGTGTGGAAACAATTTCGCCAAAAGGCCGCATAATAGCAACCATACTTTTACCTTTTGAAACATCGATACCTACTGCGTTCATAAATTGTCACTCCTTAAGATTATTGCAATGGATAAGTACCAGTTTTACTCATTGCCTATTCAATCTACTGTGGTGTGACACGAATGCACCTGAGGTGATTCAACCTGCATAAAACGAACGCTGCGAATGAGGAGCTGGTTATCAGTCTGTGTTACGGACGCGAAGTCCAAGAAAGGAGAAGATATCCAATTGCTACCTACATTCTAACAGCTTAAGCAACAAGATGGATAATTCCTTACTGGCTGTAAGGGATATTAACCATAAATATATTGTAGTAGGAAGGAGGTAAAAACCAATGGCAGAAACGCATAAAGGCTTCGGTCTGCTCTTTGAAATGGGATGCGGAAAGACGCTAACAGCAATCATGATAGCAGGCACGGCTTACCAGATGGGTAAGGTGGAAAAGGTACTGGTGGTAGCACCAACCTCCGTCTGCTCCGTATGGCCCAAGGACTTCGCAGAATTTGCAGACTTCAAGGCAAACATCAAGGTACTGCTCGGAGACAAGAACCGCAGGCTGAAGCTGTTAAACGATCTCGACAACTTCCCGTTCAAGGCATTAAAGGTAGCCGTTATCAATTACGAATCCACATGGAGAGAAGGCATCTTTGACGCACTGTATGAATGGAACGCAGACATGATCATCTGCGATGAGAGCCAGAGAATCAAGAGCCACGATGCAGAGCAGTCCAAGGCAATGCACAAACTGGGCGACCAGGCAAAGTACAAACTTATCCTGTCCGGAACTCCGGTACAGAATAATGCAATCGACCTGTATAGCCAGTACCGCTTCCTTGACCCGACAATCTTCGGAACGAACTTCTATCAGTTCCGAAACAGATATGCCATCATGGGCGGATTTAACAGACACCAGATCGTGGGATACAAAGACCTCGACCAGTTAATCCAGAAAGAGCACTCCATCGCATACCGAGTGACCAAGGACGAAGCACTCGACCTGCCGGAGCAGACATTCCTGCAGAGATACATAACGATGTCAGCAAAGGAAAAGAACATCTACGACCGCATCAAGCGTGAGAGTTTCGCAGAACTGGAAAGCGGTGGGCAGATCAGCGCAACGACCGTGCTGACAAAGCTACTTCGCCTTCAGCAATTCACTGGCGGATTTTTAGTGGCAGACGGCGAGGAAAAGCCAGAACTGGTCAGCAAGGGCAAACTGAACGCACTGGAAGAAATCGTGGACGATTATGTGGTGGACGCAGGAAAGAAACTGGTAATCTTCGCACGTTTCAGACCGGAGATAGACATCATCGGGCAGATGCTGAAAAAGAAGAAACTCCGCTACGGAGAAATCTATGGAGATGTGAAACTGGAGGACAGGGGCGACATCGTCAAGGACTTCCAGACGAACCCGGAAACGATGGTATTCCTCGCACAGATCGATACTGCAGGACTGGGAATCACACTCACGGCCGCAGACACCTGTGTGTATTATTCGGTCAACTTCAACTATGCAGCATATAGTCAGAGCCTTGCCAGAATCCACCGTATCGGGCAGAAGAATGCCTGCACTTATATCCACCTCATCACAGAGGGAACGATAGACGAAGTGGTGCTGAAAGCACTGGCGAAAAAAGAGGATCTGGCAAAAACAGTCGTGGATACGTGGAGGGATTATTTCTAATGGGTGGACGCAAATGGACAGATGAAGAACTTGTCCTCCTGGAAGAACTGACAGAGAAGTACCCACTGGAAACAGTGGCAAGACGGCTGAACCGAACCAAGGAGGCGGTGTTTCTAAAGAGACAGCGCATCGGGATGGGCGGATACATGGCGAACACAGATATGCTCACCAGAAACACCGTGTCGAAGATCCTTGGAATAGAAAACCGAACCCTGCAGTACTGGGAGAGAAAAGGTCTGAAAAGCTACCGGAAGCGACCATACGTGATGTACCGACAGGAAGATATCATCAAATACATGAGAGAGCACCCAGAGGACTGGAACGCAGCCAGGGTAACAGACGACACAATGTTCATGCGCTACGACTGGTACAAGGAAAAAAGAAAAAATGATATATCACGCAGATACAACTGGACAGGAACGGAAGTCCGAAGGATGCAGCACCTCAGACACGAAGGATATTCCATAAGGGAAATCGCAGAAATGATGAACCGCTCGGAATCGAGCATAAAATACAAACTTTACAGGAGGAGCAACAATGGCAGCACTTGATGCAAAGACAGTAAATGCAAAGAGAGTGGAAACGGTAAAACTGAATTGTATTCAGAAAGTCAGTTCTGCCAATAACAAAAGATTATGGCAACTGAATAAAGCATACAGGGAAGCCGAACACGATCTCCAACTCATGGAATCAATTGGTGCAATCTCAAAAAAGGAAGTGGAAGAAACCATGGATAAAATGAGATTTCACTATGTAAAACTTGGGTTGGAAATGAGGGATGGCTATGAAGATTGATATTTTCAACGCAGAAGAAAAATACGACATCCTCTACACGGACCCACCGTGGCAGCAAGGCAGGGGCGGAAAGAAAGCGGCCAGACCGAACAGCACCGGAACAACAGTACCATACGAGACAATGGACGTCCCCGGAATTATGGAACTGCACCGCTATGTCACAAACGAACTCATGAATGAAAAGCACAATGTATTCATGTGGACGATAGACAAGTACCTGCCGCAAACAGAGGAAATCATGAGCCTGCTTGGATATAAACTCCACGCAAGGCTGATATGGGATAAGGGCAACGGACCGGCACCCGCCTACACGGTGCGCTTCGCACATGAGTACCTGCTCTGGTTCTACAAGAAGGGAAATATCATCCTCCCAGACAAGGACAAGCGTGGAGCATTCTCCACGGTACTCAGAGAAAACAGCAAGCGGCATCACAGCCAGAAGCCGGAATGTGCCTATCAGATGTTAGAAACATTTTTCCCACAAGCAAAGAAACTGGAACTCTTCGCAAGGGCGGAGCGTGACGGTTGGGACCAGTGGGGAAATGAATTATAAAACCAAAGGAGGAGCAACAACATGGAAACAGTCACAACATTAGACGACAAGGTCAGAGCCTTCAAGGTACTGCTCGACAAGAAAGATGAATTAGCAGAGCAGACCAAGGCAAACAATGAGGAACTCAAAAACCTCGAACAGGAAATCGCACAGCAGATGGTGGACGAGGAAAAGCCGGATACTACGGTGGATGGTTTCAAGTACAGCCTGCAGGAGAAAACGAGATACTCCAAGATTTCAGAAGAAAAGCTGATGGAAAAAGGTCTGGTATTCTTCGATGTCTTGAGAGAGCAGGGATTCGGACACCTCATCACGGAAAGAGTAGATCCACGAACCCTCGACTCTGCGATGAACAATCTGGCGGCCGAGAACGATGGAGAACTGCCGGAAGAAATGGCAGAGGTACTCTCCGTTTATTCGGAACTTAAGGTATCCAAGAGAAAAGCCAACACCAAGGCTCTGAACAGAGCAAAGAAAGCACAGGAGGTATAAAGATGGACTACGAACAGATGGAAATTGACATCACACTGGAAAGTGACCGTGACCTTAAAGAGAATATGCAGGCGACTGCCAAGTTCGCACTGGGGCAGATTATGGAGTATCAGCACCCGACCAAGGTAAAGAACCGCCATGAGGGATACGGCATCGCAGCAGAGGGATATGCGTCCCTGCAGGGCAAGATGAAATCAACCAAGACAGATATGGATGACCTCTTAAAACTCCTGCCGAATGGAGACGGCGATGTCCTCAATGTAATCGGCAGCCTTTACAATTCAGCGGTTGAGGTAGCTGTGGAGTCCATCAAACTGGCAGCGCAGGCACAGAGGATCATGGACGACCTCTACTACGGAGAGAGCGGAAAGCCGACACCGATGGAAGAATACATGGACGAGCAGGAAGCAGGAGCGTCAGAGGATGATGGCTTCGAGGAAGCAGACAATAACAAAGAAGATGCAGAGGAAATGGAGGAATAAGACATGGCAAAGAATGAGGTAGCAACAACAGAAAAGAATTTCAATCTGGTCACGCTGACCGGAGAACTGAAGGAAGCAGTAGCAGAAGAACTGGATGGTCTCGGCACTCTTCCATTTGAGAGAGCAAAGATTCCAAGCGGTGGCGGTCTGGCATTTGAACTGCCGGGAGAGACTGAGGATGAGCCTGTAATGAGTACAGACCTCACCGGAGTTCTTATCCATCATCATCCGGTAAACGCATACTGGAAAGAGGAGTACGCAGGCGGAAATGTTCAGCCGGACTGCTCAAGCCATGACGGAAAGCAGGGAGTGGAGCGTGAGACTGGGGAAATCCATGATTGCAGCAAGTGTCCGCATAACCAGTTCGGAAGCGGAAAGAACGGATCTGGAAAAGCCTGCAAGAACATTCACAGATGTTACATCCTACAGGAAGGCAACCCTGTACCGATTATCCTCGCATTACCGCCAACCTCTCTGAAATACATCAGAGATTACATCGGCAAGCGAATCCTCCTCAAAGGACTCCGCTGCTACGATGCCGTAACTAAGATCACACTGAAAAAGGAAAAGTCAGCAGACGGCATTACATATTCCAGAGCAGCCTTCGCATTTGTGAGTAAGCTGACGGACGAACAGAGAGCCGAGACAAAGGCAATGGTAGAGATGATCAAGGCACAGGCGGACAATATCCCGGATATTGATGAAGCAGACTACAACACCGGAGCCGCCGTGGATGCAGCAGACTTCCAGAGTGTGGACGGAGACGCAAACCTGCCGTTCAACTAAGGCAGACTAAGCCGGGAGCGGAAACGCTCCTGGCATTATCCAAAGGAGGCACAGTATGCAGATATTATTTGATAACTGGACCGGCAGATACGATGACGAATGCTTAATGCCGGGAGACATCGTGGAAGCGGCTATGGTTTACAACTTTAGAGAGAACGCAGGCAATCAGACGGATACTATGATCCAGATGGGCGAGGTCGCAGACATCGTAGGCAACCTGCCAATCTATGACACCATATACAAAGAGAACAGATACTCACCATGGAAGTACGCAGGACAGTGCTATCCGGGAGAGTTACAGAATAGAAATCCGGCACTCATGCCGATGTGCTATATCTGCAGCAGATACAGGGCAGATACCAGAGAGGAACTGGAAGAAAATATCAAAGTGGCGAAGTGGGCAGCAAGCAAGGTAGTCAGCGAAGGAAAGATACCGATCGCACCGCACCTTTACTTCCCACGATTTATGGATGACTCCATCGCCGGAGAGAGATACTTCGGAATGGAAGCAGGCAAGCGTCTGATGATGCAGTGCAAAGAATTCCTCGTAGTGACCGTGGACAATGTGATCAGCGAGGGAATGAATGAGGAAATCGACTACATGACGAACAAACTCATGATGCAGGGCAAGTCAATCAATTTCACAAGACTTGGACTGGAACAGGTAATACTTAGTAGATTGGAGCGATAATATGCAGCAGGCAGCGGAGGTCGATTTAGACCGTCTGGTAGATTATAAAACTGAATACTGCTCCGTTATCAAAAAACACAAGATCACAGGCGACAACCTAACAGGTTTGTGTCCGTTCCATGACGACCGTGCCAATTCATTCTCGGTAGACTTAAAGACCGGAATGTGGCACTGCTTCGCAGAGGATGAGGGCGGAAATTTCGTCACATTTTATGCAAAGCTGAACGGACTGGATACCAAGGAAGCCTATAAGCAGATACTGGAAAAGTATGGAGCATTGAATGAGCCGCAGGAGAAACCAAAAGAGAAGAAACCAGGACTGGATCACTACACCGTGTCCCAGTATTCATTCGAGAAGCGTCTCCCAGAGGACTGGCTGAAAGAACAATGCTGCCTGCAGACAAAGAAAGACCGAAACGGAGTCCAGTATTTATACATACCATACTTTGATGCAGAAAGAAATCTGGCACTGCACCGTAAGAGATACGGCGGAAAGCAGTTCCGGTGGGAATATGGAAAGACGGACAGGCTGTGTATGTATGGATTATGGCAGATAGAAGCCATAAGGAATATCGGATATGCAGCACTGGTCGAGGGCGAGAGCGATTCCCAGTCCATGTGGTACATGGGAATCAGCACACTCGGAATACCGGGAGCGTCCATGATGCGGGCAGACTGGGCAGGAGTCCTGCAGGATTTGAAACTTTATATCCATGTAGAGCCGGACAAAGGCGGGGAAGCATTCCTCGCAAAAGTCACAAGGGCACTCCGGGAAGGAAAGTTCGTAGGAGAAGTATACAAATGGAGCTGTCGGACACTCGGATGCAAGGACCCATCGGAAGTTTATATGAAGTATGGCAAAGAGGAAGCGGCCGAGAAGATCCGAAAAGCAATCAGCAACGCAGAGCAGATAGACATCGAGGAAGATAACATCCCAGAAGCAGTCGAGGGAGCACCCGTGAACTTAAGACAGCCGGAAGGTTGGATTTATTCAGAAAAAGGAATCAGCGTGATCGATGAAAAGAAGTACGCACCAGTCATGGTATGCAGAACCCCGATCATTATCACGCAGCGACTGCGGAGCATGGAAACAGGAGAGGAAAAGATAGAGGTAGCATTCAAGAGGGATGGGCAGTGGCACAAGGCAATCTACCCACGAAGTACCATCTTCACATCCAGAGCCATCACAGCACTGGCAGACTTAGGATGCACCGTCACATCGGAGAATGCAAAGCACATCGTAAAATTCTTGGCGGCACTGGAAGCCGAGAACATAGACATCATAAAGAAAGCAGACTCCACAAGTACATTCGGATGGCAATCCGGAAAGCGGTTCGTGCCAGGGCATGACAAGGACATTGTTCTGGACATTGACCCATCGCAGAGGGGCATGGCAGCGGCATACTGCCAGAACGGAACAATGGCGGACTGGCTCAAAATGATAAAGCCACACCGAAGCAGAGACAAGTTCCGGTTCATACTGGCGGCCAGTTTCACAGCACCGCTCCTGCGGATCATAAAGCAGCGAATATTCTTCGTGTACAACTGGGGCGGTTCAAAAGGCGGAAAGACCGCAGCACTTAAGGCAGCACTCTCCGTATGGGGCGACCCGGAAAGACTGATGGTAAATTTTAACGCAACACAGGTAGGCTTGGAGAGAACCGCATCCTTTTACTGCGACCTTCCGCTCGGAATTGATGAGCGGCAGTTGGCAGGAAACAACCAGAACTCACTGGAAAAAATCGTGTACATGATCGCCAGTGGTACAGGAAAGATACGAGGGGCAAAGAGCGGCGGTATCCAGGCAACACAGACATGGAGAACCGTGGCACTGGCAACCGGAGAAGAACCACTATCAACAGAAACATCGCAGACAGGTGTAAGCACCCGTGTGCTTGAAATATATGGCGGACCATTTGACGATGAGAGGGAAGCCTCCGTCATGCATCAGCAGTCTGGAATGAACTGCGGATGGGCGGGGCCGGCTTACATCGGAATGCTCCTGCACACAGATGAAAGAAGCATCACGGAGAAATACGATGAAATGATGCAGTATGTGTACCAGATCAGTAAAGGAAAGAGCGGATCACACATAGCGGGCATCGCAGCGGTGGCACTGGCAGACGCAATCATCGACACATGGGTCTTTAATAACGGAGAATGGCTGAAACGGTACGAAAATGGAGAATTTGATACGGAATCAGCCAAAACAAACACGGAAAACCTGCAAATCGACCCGGAATCATGGGAAAGAGCCAAAGAGATGGCAAGGAACATCCTGCAGGAGCAGATGAACGCAGACACCGGAGATGTAAACGAGAATGCCACGCAGTACATCGTGGACTGGATACTGTCAAACAAGGACAGCTTCGGGGAGAAGGCCTTCGGAACGTGCCTTGGTATGATCCAGAACAAGAACGCATACATCTTCCCATCCATGCTGACGCAGGCACTCACGAAAGCAGGGTACTCATCCAGAAAGACACTGAAATACCTTGCAGATAAGGGTCTGATCGGAGTATCAGTCCTTAAGGATGGCAGCACCAAGAACTCCGTAACAAAATGGTTTAACAACCGAAACTGTCGCTTTGTGGAATTCCACCTGGGCGACCTCGCAGAGGAAAAGGACCCATTACTGGAGGAGGAAGAAATCGCAGAGCAGATGAAACCGCAGCAGATGAATCTGCCGGGAATGGGTGACGGATGGCAGACCATACCCGATGAGGAAGCAGATAAGCTTCCGTTCAATTAGTCACAGAATTTGCGATTTAGTCACAAAAACCATGGAGCAGAAAAAATTGTGTGACTGGAAATTATGTGACCAAAATCGCTAAAAAGTTATAAAAAAACTTAAAAAACCGCACACCTAAAATTAGGTGTTTAGTTAGGTGTTCGGTTAGGTGTTTAGTAAAAAACCCAGTAAAATCAAGGCTTTTAATAACATCTAAACACCTAAAACACCTAAATCACTATTTTTATTGTATTTACGGAAAATTGTGTGACTGCATGAAGGGTTAGTCACAGAAATCACTAAAAAAACATGGTGTATTTCAAAATTTAGGTGTTAGGTGTTTAGTAACCCCGACAAAGCCAGTAAAATCAAGGGTTTCACACCGCACACCTAAATGAACACGTAGGTGTGCGGTAGAAAAATGGAGCATTAGGTGTTCGGAGACAGAAAGGGTGGTGCGAATGGAAGATGAAAGCATCCAAAAGGATGAAGAAAAGCTGAAATCGCTACTGGAGACACTGAAAAAGAATGACGAGAATGTGCCAAAGGAACTCCTAAAGACCAAGTACAAGAAACCGTACCGGGAACTGAAGGATAGCATCAAGGAAGTAGCGGATCAGATCTCCGGCAGGAGAATCAGACAGGACATCGTTATAAAAAACGATGATGCCGGACAGGTTCTCATAAAGCAGATACAGGAAATGCTTGAGGAAAAACGGAGAGCCGGAACAGGCAAGGAACTCGGCAGGACACTCTACAAGGAATACAGTGTCGAGAAATTCCTACAGGTGGTGGAAGTAATCAGAATAGCAGTCTGGAATCTGTGGATACCTTACTGGCAACAACACTGCTGCTTATACGCAGCACCGGAGTGCTTCGATGAGGACGGACCGCCACCGAAGATTTATAACGATCTGACAAAAGAGTTCCTTGTAGACCAGGAACAGAACATCTGGGAGAAGAAACCAGAGTGGGAAACAGAAAGCAGAATGATCATCACAGCCGGAGCGTGCCACATTCTGGCTGAGGGATTAAAGAATAAGGAGGAAGCAGATGGGATGCAAAGCAGCGATACCAACAGATGAGTACCACGGATGGGAGTGCGAAATAACAGAGGGAGCGTGCATGTTTTTACACCCAGACAGTAAAAGATGTGCCAAAGAATACGGCGAAGGACCAGATGCAGTAGAACAGGAGGAGCAAAACAATGGATAACAGACAGGCAAACATCAACAGATTTGAAGCAGAGATGACAAAGGTAACAAGAGACGGAGTGGACAAGCTGATGGCATTTATCAGAAAGAGTGATATGTACGCAGCACCTGCAAGTACCAGATTCCACCTTTCAGTGACAGGCGGACTGCTGCAGCACTCACTCAATGTACTGGATGCACTGAGGGCGAACCTCACAAAGAACGATGACGGCACATACTCATACGAGGTCGCAGGAGTTCCGGCAGCCAGAGTGACAGAGGAAAATGTGATCATCATGGCACTGCTCCATGACATCTGCAAGACCTACTTCTACACAACGGAAATCAGAAACCGCAAGGTCAATGGAAAGTGGGAGCAGTACGAAGCATTCGCAGTGGATGACAAAATCCCATACGGACACGGAGAAAAGTCAGTAATGATGATCGAGGAATACATGAAGCTTCAGCCAGTGGAACGATATGCCATCAGATGGCACATGGGATACACCGAAGCCGATACCTTATCATTTAACAATGCCATCGACAAGTACCCGATGATCTGGGCACTGCATTCCGCAGACACACAGGCAAGCCACTTCATGGAAGCCAACGAGGGAAACAAACTGGCATACGCAGACAATGGATCAGCGGAATACGCAGATCAGCCGACCTTGCAGGAGGCAACCGCCCCGGTATTTGAGGAGGCGACACCAGTATGAGCATGATGGAACTGCTGTCCCAGATGAGAGAGCGAGCCAGAGCCAAGAAGCAGCGCAAAGGAAGTCTGCCGTGGTTTTGTATCGTTCTTTCGGACAAATGCGTAGAGCCGGAGAAACCCTGTACTGAGTGCAGGGTTTACGAGGAACATAAAGAAGAAATCGAAAAGGAGATGGAGAAACATGATCATCAAGATTGAAGCAGTACCGAAACTGACAGTGGAAGATGGAGTAGAGAAAGTCGTCATGGGAGAAAGCAATCAGCCAGTGTGGGATAGAGAAAGAGCACTCATCACAACCAAGGGCGGCAATTACCGCAGGATTGTCACACTCACAGACGAACTGGCGGCAGAGGTGGCAAAAGGACACCGATACTTCAATGCAGTAGAGAAAAACGGAAAACTCCACATCACAGGGAGAGTGTCCGCCAGATTTTAAGGAGGCAGACGATGACAGCAAAGAACGCAGAAGGGTATCCAGACCCAACAGCAGAGGAAGCAATCCGCCATGTAATGCGTGGCGGAAAACTGGATTATACCTCCTTCAGAACCTACGAGGAACTGCAGGACTACACCATAGAGCATAACAAGGGTATAAGCACCAGGGAAGCAGCCGACAAATTCATCCGGGAGAAGATGCCAAAGGAAAGCTACTTCCAGAAGAAAATCCTCGACTGGATAAAGGATAACGCACCAAATGCCATCGCATGGAAAGAAGCAGCCGGCCCGTACTCCAGACAGGGAATCCCAGACATTACCTGCATCATCAATGGCAGGTATTACGGATTCGAGGTCAAGCGGCCATTCATCGGGGTACTGAGTAAGATGCAAGAGCAGACGATAAAGCAGATCCGCAAGGCAGGCGGTAGGGCATGGGTAGTCACTTCGGAAAAGGAAGTAGCAGAAATCCTGCTGCCGGAACTGACACAGAAATAGCAAGGGAGCAAACAGAATGAGAGTAGCAATCGAACCGAGAAAAGCAACTGACCGTGGCGGATATTACTGTATGCCGCTGAAGGTAAATGTGCCAACAGGACGCAAGAACTGGAAGCTGACCAAGTGCCCGGAGTGCGGTGCACAGTGTTGGGAACTGCCACTGGCAGAAGTAGCCAAGGCGCAGGGAGCAAAAGGACTCTGCACCATGTGCGCCTTAAAGAAGGGAGTGAGTGGAAGATGAGAGTAAAAATAAAGCCAGTCAATGATATGGCGGTGTCTGACGAACACCTCAACATCATAATCCTCAAAAAGCCAAAGCGCAGATATAGACAGATTATCAAGGCATATTACAGAAGAATGCAGAAGAAGGAAGTGAAAGAATCGTGAAAGCAATAACAGTATGGCAACCATGGGCAACGCTATTGGCGACTGGGCAGAAACATAACGAAACACGGTCATGGAAAACAAGCTATCGTGGAGAAATCCTCATCCACGCAGCCAAAACAGATCACAGTGGAATCCTGCTACATATCCCGATGGAAGAATTGAAGCACTTCCAGGACGCAGGTGTAGTAAATAAACTACCGACAGGAGCAATCATCGGGAAAGCAAATCTCGTGGATTGTTTCCAGATCGATGAAGCCTATCGAAGAAAACTGCAAAGAGAGAATCCGGCAGAGTTAGCATTCGGAGATTATACCATCGGCAGATACGCATGGGTAATGGCAGATGCAATATTATTCAATAAGCCAATTCCGACAAAGGGAAAGCAAGGACTGTGGAACTGGGAAGGAGGGATACAGGATGGACAATGAGAATAAGTGCTGCGGCACCTGCTACTGGCACAAAAAATGCTGTGGAGAGTTTCAATGTTTCAATGAGAGTGCAGAAGGCTTTGCAATAGAAACGGCATACGATGACGGCAAGGATTGTGAAGAATGGGAGGAGTGATGATGGAGCAAAAACCATTGACAATCGAGGAATTGAAGGAAATGGCAGGACAGCCAGTGTGGTGTCCGGATGAGGAAGCATACGGAATTGTGATGTGCGACAAAATCGGGCAATGGGCAGGAATTCCGTTCTTGCACGGAGTATGGTACAGCAACGATGACGGAGTGGGTGTGGAATTTAACCACAACATCATCGGGCGAAAGTTGAAATGTTACAGAGTGATCAGCGAAAAGGAAACTGCAAAGCTGCCGGAAGAAAAGGTAGATGAATTCGGAGATAGCAGAATGGTCTGCCCGAACTGCGGACAGGCCGCAATTGCAAATCTGTACAGAAAATGCAGAGAGATATATCCATACTGTCCGTGGTGCGGTCAGAAATTACAGGAGGTGCAGGATGAGACTGAAAAAGAAAATCAGCAGGCAAAGTAAGATATTTAAAAAGGCAATCAATGCAAAGTGGGCATTCTACTGGGCAAAGTTTATGACAGAAGCAGCGACCATCTGTAGAAAGTACTCACATGAGGAAATCGCCGGAAAAGGAACGGATCATGAACATACATACTACTCATGTGATGGTTGCCCATTCAATGTGGAGAAGTTCGGGGAGCACAAGATATGCGGGTGCATATTAAGCGGACCGGACGACTGGGATGAGCCAAAGGTAATCGGTCATATCGTCCGCACAATAATCCGTGAAATGGCAGGTGGTAAGAAATGAGTGAGAACGAAATCCGTGAGTACGCACTCATGAAAGCGACATTCAAGTGGCTGCTGATCGGTATGCTATGGCAGGGATTGGAACTGTGGTTCTATGGAGCAACCAGACCGAGTAACGAGGACACAATCATCGGATTTTTCCTCTGGTATTACATCGTGAGATGTGAATACATGAAAAGGGGAGTCTGGTGGAAAAGAGGTGGAGACAATGGCAAAAGGTAAACCAAAGCGTAAGCCATTCGGGATGAATTCCAGTCTGGCGGACGCAACGCAGGTAATGAGACAACTTCCGGTGTCGGCAATGCTCTCATCCATAGAAATGCAGATAAACATCCTGCAGGAGCGTGGAGTAGAGATACGAGACTGGGAGAACAAAGACCGGGTACTCAAGCAGGTAAGGATACTCGGTGGAAAAGCATACTTCCTTGCGGAGGACAAACCCAGGGATTAGAAAGAAGGAAAACTATGACACCAGACAGCATGGCAAATGAGGTAGAAGAACAAAAACTGCTTCTCAAACAGTACCTCGGACAATATTATTATGCCAAGATGAAAAAGAAGCAGTTGGAAGCCAGACTTCGTACTTTCAGAGAAAATATGCTCGGCACAAAGGGGATGCAATACTCCCCAGTGCCACGCAGCCAGACCAACAGCGTAGGAGACGGACCGGCAACGCAGGTCATCCGTGCAATGGAGATCGAGGACAGAATCGAATCACAGAAAGCAGAGATGGCAAAGACCATGCTGAATGTGATGAAGATCATGGATTTTTTACCAACAGACTCCACGGAACGAAGCATACTGGAATACAGACACATCGACTGCCTAAGTTGGAAGCAGGTATGCAAGGAAGCAAACATGACAAGGACCCCGTGCAACAAATACTACAACGCAGGAATTGACAAGCTGCTTACATACAAAAAAGTACAGTCAATTTTACAGGAATTCGCCTCCTCCCAAGAACCCTCAAAGCCTTGAAATTGCTTGACTTCGGAGTAGGGGGGGTGGTAGAATTGTAGTTGCAAAAAGGCTTATTTATAGCCAATTTAGCACAAACAAAATTCTACCCCAAAAGGAGGTCTCTTATGAAAGAGAAGAAGCGAAAAAAGGTCGGCATTGTACTGATCGCAATCATTGTTTTATGCATCATCGGAATAATTGCATCGCCAAGCGATGATAAAAAGGATGATAGCAATCCAAAGCAGACAGAGCAGCAGAATACTGAGGTCACGGAGCAGGCTTCGGAAACTACCGAACCAAAAACAGAGGAAAAAGACGAACCCGCAGAAATTGATGGAGTAGACATCATATTCTCTGACACAGTAAGAAATGACAAGACAGGAAATTGGAGACTGGCAAAAGTTACAGGGGATAAATCAGCAGAGGAATACGCAGCGGATTATTATAAGCAATATTTCAAGGCGGATAATGAAGTCCATGCAGTCGTCAATTTCACGCTTAATACCACAGCCTGCATAACCTGCGTAGGAGATACGCTCAATGTTAGAATATACGAGCACATCAAAGACGAAGAACAGTATGCGGAGAATTTATTCACAGGCACTAAGTACGCAGAATACAATGTGGATAAAAACACAGGAGATGTGGAAAAGGTGGAATAATTCAAGGCTAATATATTGCAGAATATCAAGCCGGAAATTTTACCGGGGAAAATTCCGCAAAAAGAAAAACAGAACATCGAAAATTCAAGCCGACTTTTGGAAATCCGCATTCGGAATCCAAGGGCCGGCTTTTACTGTACGTACAGAACGGATCATAAATAGCAAGCCTAAAAAAATAGGGCACGTATATAGGGAGTGTACAAGGCCCGCATATAGCACCC